GTCCAGTCCGCGTCTTCATCATCCAGGTAGTTATCATCGTAGGGTTCTGCCGTCATCTCGCCCGGCGTCAGATCCTTCACCTTAGCCAGTCGCTGCCAGTCATCGTCTGACAACGGGTTTGCATAAGCATCACCCTTGCCGTTGTAAACCCACAGAGTGGTACCGGCACCTTTTACCGGCTCAAGGGGATTTGGTGTTGCCATATCGTCCTCACATCTCGTAGGTAATTTTCCACAGGAGATCTGCCGATCCCCACATCATAAACTCATCATCCCGGCGGTAGTCATACCCCTGAAGATTCATCTTCAGCAGTAATGCACTGAGCCCGGGAACTGCCTCCAGCGCAGGAAGAATTTTTTCTTCCATCCACATATCCAGTGCCGAGTCCGGTTCTTTTGCCCTGAGAAAAACCTCAATATGCAGTGTCGCCTCCCAGGTTCCCTCATCAACGAACTCGTCAGCAGCAGACGCATCTGTCAGGTAAACAGCAACAGCAGGCAGTTCCTGTTCATCAATAAAAACCGGGCGACCGTCAAACCAGCTCACCCTCTCAGAAATATTTTCTTTCAGGGCAGACAGAACTGCCGCCCGTATTTCACGGTGTTTCATACACCCTCCCAGTCATTTTCTTTTCAGCACCAGACGTAACTGATGCGTCATGGCTTTCATCATCTGCGCCGGTAATTTTTCCCGGTACATCCGGTCCCGTTCACGTTCAAAGGTTTCTGCCAGCGGTCCGGCAGTCGTAATCTTCACCACTTCGATCGGCAGACGGTGGCGTTTCGGCCTCCCTTTGCTGTCCGCGCCGGTGGATGATGATGCCCACGGCATACGCTGCATCACATGCCAGCGTCCGTTAGCCAGCCGGGTGATAAAGGCGTCCGGGATCCGTCTTTTCCCCACAATCAGCACACTGCCGCCCCCTTTCAGGGCCGCACGCTGTCCTTTCTTTCTCCGTTTTCTGCGGGAAAGTCGAACGCGGGCCTCCCCCAGTTTGATGGCGGGCAGGTTGCCGGTATTGATGTAAACCTTTGCGTAAACCTTATCCGGTCGTGCCGGACTTAACCGGATGCGGGCACGGATAAGACGACGGGGAACGGCCAGCTCCCTGGCAACTGAAGAGGCCGTTTTCGCGATGATGGACTCCGCCACACGGTTAAGTGTCGTGGCGGCAGCCCGGGGAACGGCACGGCGGTCAATTGCATCCAGATTTTTCATGGCCTGCGCCAGACCTTTTATTGCCATACTCATTCCTGTTCGACAAAAATCCGGGGTTTACCGTTGTACGTGTCATAACGGGTCACCGTCAGTGTGCGCCCCGCAAACACAACAACATCATGACGGGCCGGACGGTACCGGGCTGAAAACACCACCAGTGACAACTGGCTGCCCGAAAGCGCCCCCATCTCCGCGGACTCTTCCTCCGGCATCACGTCGTACACGACGCCGTTAATCTCCGCCTGTTTGCCCATCATCCGAACGGTCGCCACGTCCATCCGGCAACACATTCGCGTAAACAGATCAGACATTGATTTTTACCGCCACAGTGGCGCTGTTTGCAGGAGCATTTTCCCAGGCTACCCCCGCGGCCACCGCACCGTCGGCAGCCAGCTGCACAACCCCGTCCTTCAGATAAACCACCGCGCCGGACTGAATGTCGTCAGCAGACTGTTTGGGCAGCAGGAACACGCCTTCGGCAAAACCGTCACCGGCCTCACCGGCAGGAATATCGGTAATGGCCACGGCCACCATACTGCCGACCACCACCGCAGCACCGCTCAGGATGGTCTGATCTCCGGCATTCACCAGTTCAATGGTGGTACCGTCCTGTACAAAATTTTTCGCCATAATGCTGTTTCTCCGGACAGCCCCTGTGGGGCTGTTTTTCAGGCATAAAAAAAGCCCTTTCGGGCAGTGATTGTGATAACGCGGTTATCAGGCCACCGACGAACGCACCAGCCCGCGCCAGTCAAGTGGTGCCACTCCGGCATCAATACGGATTTTTGTGGCAATGCCGTCAGTGGTGAAACCTTCCTGCTGATCAATGTATGGCGTGTCCACACCATCCAGCCAGGCCACTTCAATGGTGTCAGTGCCCTGTGCCGCCGCCAGATACCAGGTTTTCGGGTCTGCCGCATCAAGACGCGCTTCTGCAATCACCTCAGCAAAGTTCTGGATAGGGTTAATGACACCGGCGTTTGCATCCGCCCCTTTCACACTGGCCGATTTGATGGTCTGGTTCGCCACCGTCTCCAGTGCCACCGGTACCAGCATAAAGGCCGGACGGATATTCAGGGCACGATCGCCTTCTTTCTGCAGGCGCATCATCTGACGGGCCGCATCCAGTCCGGAAACGGAGATCCCCCCGGTGGCAATATTTTTGTGATCGGCATGGAACAGCGCCTTACCGTCGGACAGTTTCGGGTTATCCGTCAGCACCTTGTAGACCAGGTCACCAATCGTTGCCTTCGCCGCACGCCCCATCTTCATCGGCACGTCCACCAGCATATTCAGATCATCATTGATAATGGCCTGGCGGGTGATGGAGAAAATCTCCCCGTAAGTGGCCAGTGCAATGGTCTCCTTGCGATCTGAGGTGGTGATGTATTTATACTCCGCCCCCTCACGAACCTGGCGCAGAGAACCAAAACCGCCCATCCCCACGCGATACGCTGTTTTGAAGTCTGACAGGCGTCCCTTACGGGTCCACTTCTGGAAGGTTTCTTCTGATTCCTCCCAGCCCTGGATCAGCCCCTTGTTCGACACATCCAGCAGAATATTGCCAAAATCAGAGGTGCTGTGCGTCAGCGCCAGCCCGACCATCTGCATGGGGTTATAACTGGCCACCCCAATACCGCGCTCCGTCAGTGACATGCGAGCCCATTCACGCAGGGTCATCCCGTTATAGGCGTTATCCTTCTCGACATTTTCAAATCCGGCACGGGCCAGCATCGCCTGGCGGATCCCGTCCCCCACAAAATTGCCGTTTCCGGCATAAATATGGGCCGGTGTATTTTTGTTGGTCGGCGAGGACTCCTTGCCCATTTCATTCAGCAGTCGTTCACGGGCCATTTCCAGCGAACAGTCAGGATCAGCCACGCACTGTGCCTGAAGCGTCTGATAGCGACCACCGAACATGGCAAACAGATCGTTAATGCCTGACATGCGGGCTTTCTGTTCTGCCATAACGCGGGCGCGAATGGTCGCCTCATCAGACACTGCCGGTACCGGTGATGGTTCTGTTACCGCCGGTGCAGGGATTGTCACTGTGGTATCACGCGGGGCACTGTTGCGTGGCGGAGTAATCATGTTTCGGATGGATTCCGGCATCTTTTTAAATTCCTCTGTACGTTTTGACTGAATACATGCCATTGCCTCAACAGCGGGTGTCACCTGGTCAGCAAATCCGTGTGCCAGACATTCGGCACCGGACATCCAGGTTTCATCCGCCAGCATGGCGGCAATTTCATCGGTGGTTTTTCCGGTTTTCTGCGCATAGGCTGGCAACAGTACCGATTCGACTTTATCCAGCAAATCGGCATAACTGCGCATATCCTCAGCATCCCCGCCACTGAATCCCCATGGCTTATGGATCATCATGAAGGCATTTTCCGGCATAATGACCGTATCACCGGCCATCGCAATCACAGATGCCATCGAGGCGGCAACGCCATCCACATACACGGTAATGGTCGCCCCCTGATTTTTCAGGGCATTAAAAATGGCGATGCCTTCAAAGACATCGCCACCCGGTGAATTGATATGGAGATTAATGTGGGTGATATCACCCAGTGCATTCAGTTCGCTGACAAACTGCTTCGCGGTAACTCCCCAGAAACCAATCTCGTCATAAATATAAATATCCGCGTCACCCGGCCCCCCAGCCTGCATCCTGAACCAGGATTTATTCTTCATGCTGGCTTTCGGTGTCGCGCTGATACTGTCGTTCAGTTCCGGCACTGTTGCCTCCTTTGTCGTTGACGGGGTCAGTATCAAAGACCAGCCCCAGTCTGCTGTTTTCATCAATTTCAGCCTTGCGGCGACGTTTGACCTCATCCGGATTGCGCCCACCGGCACGCACCCAGTCAGATTCTGTCGCTGCACCACCCCGGATCTGAATTCTCCAGGCTTCAGCTTCCTTAACCGGGTCGATCCACGGCATCACCGGACCGGAATACGTCGCGTTATATAGCGTTTTCATCTCCACATCCGCCGGAATTTTCAGCAGACCTGCCGCAACCACCATATTCAGCCATGTCCGGTACACCGGGCGGGTTACCGCGCCAATAAAACAGTCCTGCAGGATCAGGTAACCATCCGTGGACTCGACCAGCTCCTGCCGCTGGGCGCTGTAGGTGCCGTTATAGTTACGCGCCGCACTGGAAAAACTCAGACGACTGCCTGCTGCCACTGCACGCAACTGGCCGTTGCGGAAAGTTTCAAGGTTGGGATTGGGACGGTCAGATTTGACCATGCCGATATCCTCGCCCTTGCGCAAATCGTCATAAATAATACCCGGGGTGATATGGACTTCCCGCTCGGTCTCTTTGCTCCCCGGATCTTCATAGTCCTGTCCGTCACCTTTACGGATATACAGTCCCAGCGCCGCAGCAATACGCGCCGCTGTCAGTTCCGCATCCTCATACTCCTTAAGGGCACTGATCCGCATCAGCACCCCCGATAACATGGATGAGCCTCGCGTCTGATGCAGACGACGAGTGAACTTCAGGTGGATCATTTTTCCGGCAGCGATTTCTTTCGTATCACTCTGCCGGCCGCTGACCGGATAATTTTTATAAACCAGATATTTTTTCGGTCTTCCCCACTCATCAAGAAAAACCCCCTGATTCAGTCCGGCGGATTCATCAGTGCGCATGGGAACAAAATCCGGCTCCATCGCCTCAAGCCAGAATGGCACTCCCGCCGTCCGTTCCAGACCGTTTCCCGCACCACTGACCATCTGCGCAAACACTTCACCATCCCGCAGCCAGGTCCGCAGCAGTAAACGTTCAAGCACAGGACGGGTATACTGCCCTGTCACATCCGGACTCACGGACCATTCAGCCCACAAACGGCGGATATCCGCAGCCAGCTCAGCCGCCATTTCCCCGTTTTTTCGTAATGGCTGAGGCTCCACAATAATTCCCCTGGCACCAATCACCCGCTCTTCCAGCTTGTCAAACACACCAATCACCAGGTCATGATTGATATCCAGAAAACGGGCCTGCTCCCGCAGGGAAACCGCACCGTATTTACTGAGCTGATCAGCAGAGCGATTTTCCCGCCGGGCTTTATGTGTCCGGGTCGGTTTCACCGCCTCATAGGCCATGATTAACGCCCTTGAACGCAGTCTGGCTGCTTTCCACCTAGGGGAAAACACGCCGATCACATCATCAATAATTGCCATTAAAACCTCGCCAGTTTAAATCCCGGTTTTCCCCGCCTGCGGCTCACCATCGCGGCAAGCCTGCGTTCCCACTCCTGACGTCCGGCGCGGATCTGAGAAAGGCTTTCCAGCGTCAGTTGCTGCCCGTTGAAGGTGACAGACTTTCCCTCCAGTACGGCCATTTCCGCTTCACGGTACCGCTGTATCATTTCTCTGGCTTCTTCTGTGCTCACAACCAGCCTCCTGATGTTATCCATGGATTATCTTCCGCACGCTCCGTCCGCAGTTTTTTCTTCCGGCGACGGCGTTTTTCTGCCCCGGCCGTCAGTTCCGGGGATACCGTTTCACCAGAACGCTCCTGCGGGAAGACGAGCCACGTTTCCCGCTGTGCCCAGTCCGGTGCGGAGGGCCAGCGGATCTTTTCGTAACCATGCAGAACGGCAAGCGCATCCGCATAAACCAGCAGGTCAAACGCTTCGTTAGCGCCCCTGCCCGGTTTTCGCCATTTTCCGTCACTGCCGCGCTCTTCATAGGTCAGCTCATCGTAAAACCACCGCCCCAGCCAGTCGGGAAAGTGGATATAGTTCGGCCCTGGTGTGTCACGCCACAGGGCATTATTTACACGATCCTTAAACGCATCCGTCTGAACCAGCCACAGCGCGACATCGCCACTGGCTCTGGCACGGCGGGCACTTCTGCCGGTATTATCCGGGAAGGTTCGGTTAATCAACCTGTCACGGCGAAGTCCATCCCCCTTGAACAGAAACACCCTGTTGCCCAGTCCGTCACTCCGGCAACGACGCCAGAAACGATAGGCGTTATCTGTCACCCCGGCTTCCCCTCCCGTATCCACCGCCATGGCCATCAGACGCATGCGCACATCCGGATCAGAAGCCAGCGGCCATGTTTTATGGAACACATCCGTCAGCAACAAATCCCAGTCCTCCGGATATGCCGCCGGATCAACCGGCAGACTTTCACCGTTGGGACTGCAGCGCAGTGAATGCCGGATGTTGTAGCGATCAACAATCCAGCGTTCCCCCTGCTCTCCGTATCCGGTGATCTGCACAACAAAACGGCGATTTTTACCGCCCTGTACGTCAACCGTTGCCTCAATAAAACGCACACCATCCGGCACAGATCGCCGGGGAAACGGCTCGGCACGCTGTTCAAGCAGTTCACTTTTACGCTGTTCCGTGGCTGAACGGGGAAGATAGGGTCGTCCGATATCGGTGTTCACCACCGCTTTCAGGGTCTCTTCACTGCCGGTTCGCTCATACTCTTCTTCTGCCGCCAGCAGTTTAAAAATCAGTTGTTCCCAGGTCTGAAACGCCGCAGCTGGCCCCTCCATCCAAAATGACGCAATCCGGGAGTTTCGTGGCGTTCCGGTGATACTGCCGTCCGCCGCCGCCCGTTCACCTTCACGAAGCCAGATCCCCTGGTTATTCAGTTCGCGTTTCTGCTCAGGGGCAATCAGCCCGCGACAATGCGGACACATCAGACGGGCAGCCTGACCGGCAGCCACAAAATCCGGGTTATTCCGGTATCCGGTCATGTTATCCATCACCGGCTGAAAATATTCCCCGCAGTGCGGACACGGCCAGTACCACCGGCGGCGGTCTCCCCGGTTATACAGTGACAGGATCCCCGTTGTTGGCGGTGCCTCATGTGCGCCACCACAACGCCATTTGGTATCGGTGATATCCCGCCCCGGTGAACTCTCGACCAGGGTCATCCCCGAGGACATAAAGGTGGTGGTACGCTTTGAGGCCAGCGTGAAGGCATCCCCTTCCCCGTCCACATTTTCAGGGAAACGGTCATAATCCGTCAGCGCCACACGACGGTAATCCGAAGAGGAAAAGACGGTGATCGACGGCCAGCCAATCTTCAGGAAGGAGCCGTCAAGAAACATTTTATCGTGGACGTTGTTGTCATTACGGGAAGGACTGAGGCGCTTGCTGACCTCCGGACTGTGGCGAAACGTCCTGGAAAGACGCGTTCTGGAATGCTCACGCGCCTTCGTCTCAGTCATCTGCACCACCAGCATATCCGCCGGATCACAGATGATGCCGTACACAATCCAGCCATCAATCAGCCCTTCGGTTTTCCCGGTTCGCGCAGGTCCCACAAACACCACCGCGTCATATTCACGGGCTGATAATGTATTAATGGGGTCAATCATATAGGGCGTCAGCGATGACTCCCACGGACCGGAAGTATTGGCTCCCCGTGGAACCCGCATATAACGCCTGATGGCTTCCGCTACTGGTAACCGGCTGGGTGGGCGAAACAGCGAGGCCACTTCGCGCCAGATATCGGATGCGCGGCTATGGCTCTCGTTCACCTGATTCACATATCGGCCTCATCACAACAGTCAATGACTGCCTTTTCCAGTGTATCGCGGATCTCATCAACCACAATCTGTACTTCATTCAGTTGTGATGCGGTCCACCCCCTGTCCCTTTCCAGCCGGTCAGGCCAGGTTTCCAGTACCTGAACTATCGCTTTCACCACGACAGAAAAGGACCGCCTGACATCACTGACTGGCACAAGCTGACCAGTTTCCTGCTCAAATTTCAGTCGGTCACGTTCTGACTGGTACCATGCTTTACGCGCATGAGGATCCATTTCCTTGTTATCTACAGGCAGAGGAGCTTTCATCAGCTCGGCAAGGATATCTGTCAGTCGGTACAGTTTGAGATTGCTCTCATGACCACCGGCTGGGCTTATGTTTTTTACCCGAGCCGCAACAGTCTGTCGATGAGCACCGGATAATGCGGCCAGTTGGGAAATATTCAGATGCAGATTTTTTAATTCACGATCCATAACTCCCCCTGAAAATTATGTAAACACACACCAGTGATGAACAAAAAACAACCAGATTCGACACTAAAAATTTTTATTTTTCTATATATCAATAACTTACACTGGTGGTGATGGTGCCATAAAAATCAAAAAATGCGCCTTTTTCCGCGCCGCCCGCCCCGTGTTCAGGCCCACCCCGCCAGGAGGACCCGACAAAATGAGAATAATTATCACTTGCATTAATATCCTGTTTCTTCCACCCCCGCACAGGACTGGCGAGCATGAGGGACAAACCCGCGAACCATAAACGCGGTAAAAACCCGGTGTGCATCGTTTTTGATTATTCCCGCACACTCGTGCAGAAGGAGTTCCCCGTCGGGCTACGGTCATGGTTAATGCGGGAATACAGCGACGATACAGCGCATGATGTGTCAGGCTTGAATACCTTTATCCGTTAAAAGGGATATCAGTTAAGTTATCCCGTGTAGGGTATAAGTCATTATCAAGCCCACCCGTAGATGGGCTTTGTAATGGCTACTTCTTCAGAAATGATTCGATGAATTCACGTCGGGGATGACGATAGTTCAGAATATCTTCTGGCATCCTCATAAAGCGGTTGTTGCCGTCTTTGGCAGTAACAAAACAGCTGTGAACTCCGCAGACATCCGTTTTTATTGTGTCGCTATACTCAAAAAGCAACTGAGCCATCTTCTCTTGCCATTCTGGCGGCATAGCCTCCATGAATACTCGCGGCATCACGCAGAACGGCGCATGCGTAAGACCAAACCACAGTTGCAGGTCTTTACGATATTCTTCATCCATCGTCTTTACCTTTGTTGCAATAAAAAGCCCCGCGAATGCGAGGCTAAATCCTGGTATTTGTAATGACTGGCTCTTATCTCAACGCAGCCCCTTACCGCGCGCAAGATGCTCAATATCAAGCATCAGCAATGAGATGTTTAATCTGGATTCACTCCAGAAGTGATCACCACCCTGTCTACAGAGCCAGATGTGAAGGATGATGAGTAGAATTATCGCTATCATCGAAGGCATTGCGTCCTGATGTATTCCTGAAGCGTTCTCAGTGCTGTTTGGTCGCGGATAATTCCGCCCCGGACACCGAGAACGTTTCGTCCAGCAACTGGAGAGAGTTCGACGGTGGCATCATTGCCCATGCCGGAGGCGCCGGAGGTTTCGGCTGAGGATGGCACAGGGCATTTTCCTTTGACGAGCACCCTGCCACCATTATCAAGCTTGCGCCGAAGAGCATCATTTTCAGCTTTCGCATCGGCTAATTCCCTCGAGTATCTGGCATCAAGTGCAGCAACATCACGCTGGCGCTGCTGCATATCAGTAATGGTTGCATTTGCCAGCTCCAGCTCACTGACTTTTTTATCGCGCTGCTCTTTGTAGGTTATGGCGTTATCACGGTAATGATTCAGCCCCAGACTAAGCGCACCACAGGCTACCAGCAGGACAATAATCACCACACACAGAACACGGTTCATCTCTCTTTCACCCCACCAGTCCCGATAACGTCAGGACTCGCCAGGCGGTGGAAAAGAAAATGGCAACCAGCATGACTAAAAATGAAATGCCGACGATTACACAGAGGATCTTCGCCAGCGTTATGAGTTTATCCGATATCATTAGCCACCACTCCATCAATCCGCCTTTGTTATTTTCCCTTTGTCTGTATCAGCCAGGACAAAATCAATCAGCAGATTCGCTTCGTTTATCAATGTGCGGATTTTTGATACATGCGCGGATTTAACCTGTTTCCACTCATTCAGCCCGGTAGCAAACACACTGGCAATGTTTTTATCCCGTTTCATGTCAGCGCAAGCCTGATTGAGTTCTTCCATCACACTCATTCGACGGGGATTAACGACAAAACCCTTCGTCCAGTATTCATAGAGAACATCGTCACACTCTTCCTGATACTGGATTACCTTGCCGCGGATTTCGGGTTTTACTTTGTTGGGATTGATGGTTTGTAACCAGCCTGCAAGTTTTCGAAGCGGCAGGGACACCATATTGCGTCGTTTCCCATCCTCAGCAACCATAACGATTTCCGTTATAGTTGACGCAAAACGCTGTCTTAACTTAGCCAACTGTGATTGCCAGGCCAGCCCCATCCCCGCAACGACAGGTTTCATGGGAACGTATGGTTCGCCGTTATGGTTAACCACATAAAGAGAATCGCCGTGAAACGGCACGGTCATCATATTCATCGGTTATTTCCTTTTAGTGATGAACCCTGCGCACAGGAATAACCAGCCCAAAGAGGGTTAACCAGACCACTGCCGGTTATCCACCAGGGCTCATCCTGAAAGGTTCTTTGGTTTATTTACGCTTGTGCGAAGCGCAGAAATGACAAAGGCACCATTACGGTGCCTCTTCATGAAACAATCTTGTTGACTTTATTCACTTACATTTTGCCAGTTCGCAGGATTTCGTGTTATCTGCCCGCGTTGGCCAACGTCATTTTTCAGCAAAATATTCTGCTTACCTGTCGATACCCCAGCATGCCAGCGCACTCTCCTGGTCACGTCTTGATACCTGACCGTAACAGTTGTTTGAACGGATACGGCAGTCTCTGCCACCGTCCTTAATCCACCAGCGAATCGCCTCACACGCTCCCCTGCGATCGCCTGCATTAAGCCGCTTATAAAACGTCGACGGGAAACACTTACCGGGGCCAATGTTATAGGGGCAAAATGACGCGATACCTGCTTTTTGTGGCTCGGTCAGTGGAACTTTTATATTACGCTCCACCCATGCCAGCGCCTTATCCCGTTCGATAGCGTTAACCCGGTCGCATTTTTCCTTCGACAGCTTCATGCCAGGAATCACAGGCTTACCATCCACCATGATGGCGCCTCGGCAGATGGTCCAGATACCCGCACCATCACGGTATGCCGTGGTGTGGTTGCCTTCCTTTTCATCCAGAAACTGGTCGAGGATTTCAGGCGCAGAAGCACCTGCGGCAATCAGCGCCAGAACGGCAGCCGATAAACCATAGCGGAGTTTCCTGCTCATCAGCTTACTCTCCCCGTGCCGCCTTACGCCTGTCCTCTCTGATTTTGAAATACAGGTTCGTCAGGTACGTCAGCAGACCAAACAGCAGACTCCCCAGCACGCCTATTGCCGCCCACTGAGACGGGGAAACCCTGTCCAGCAACTGCAGGAACCAGTAGCCCGTTCCCACCGCTGACGTGGTGTATGACACACCTGTTGTGATTTTTTCCATCTGGTACATACCCCGTCTCCCGCAATCCGGAAGCTCACAACATGAAAAAGGCCAGCAGCTGTTTACTGATGGCCCTGACTCCCCGTTACAGCATCATGACCGATTCGGGTTGAGGTTCAGTCGCATCGGCGACCGGTGATTCAGGCTGAACTTCACCGCTCTCTGCGGTGGTATCTCCCGCTTCAGTCGGTGGCTCTGCCTGTACACCAAGCAGCTCATCCAGAATGGCATCAACCTCTGCATCAAGACGCGCTTCCAGGTTATGGCGAAGTTTTTGTTTCAGTGCGCTCAGGACTTCTTCAGAGCGCAGGACTTCCTTCACTGCCTCAGCAGTGACCAGGGATGTAATTTCTGACATGGGATTTTCTCGTCGAAAGGTGTGATTAAGAAAGTTGCCGCTAAATGAGCGGCTCTTCGGGTTTGCTTCCGGCTGACTGACTGGCGCTGATTTTCTCAGCGGACCTTTTGTCAATCTGTCTGCGCCAGACGTCACGCATGGCCCGGTATCCACCCGAAAGGAGATACAGCACACAGACCACCGTACAGAAGTACAGCATTAACTGGTTCAGAAATGTCATAATTTCTTTCCGTTATTGTTGACAATAAGAACTGTTTTCATTTAAAAAACCAGAGCACGAAAGTATCGTTCCTTTATTTTTTCTCCATAGGTATTACCACCGCCAGCGTCCATTCCTGTCGCTGGCGGTTTTTTTTATCATGCCGCAGTGTCTGTGCTGTTCACTTCCACCGCAATGCTGTCTATCAGTACCGGGTAAGTCGCACCTCTGGTAATGTCTGTCACATGCAGTTTATCCGCCGCAAAGGCACTGACCGGTGACTGCGTCAGCGTGAACGGTGTGCCATCCTGACCATCAATAACCGGCGTCACCTGAAGGCTGTTATTCCCGGCAAAGCGGAAAGCCAGCGTATGCCATTCGTTATCAAATGCGCCAAAGGTTCCCAGTTTCAGGTTGTTTGTCGCCACTTTCGCATTGTGGTACATCACATTCAGGTCTTTTGCATCTGTCTGGATGTAGAACGCTGCCAGCAGGTTATTCCCCCCGTCTCCGGTCAGGGCAACGCCCTGTGGCAGTGAAGATACCGGCCAGTAAAACGCCATAACATACTGGTTCGCAGCCAGCGCTCCCGAAACCTTAAAGCGGCAGCGAATCTGCCCCCCTTTCTGTAACAGAGCCGCACCGTTGCCCGCGGCGTACTCCAGCACCCAGCTGCTTTTACCGGCTTCCTTGGTCAGCTTCACTGCCTTACCTCCGGTTCCCTCCGCATCGCTGACCACTTCTGCCCTGCCGCCACTGGCTGACCATCCCTGTACTTTCAGGCTTCCCTCTGACTCGCTGGCAAGGTAAGAGAGCAGTGTTGTGACGCCTGTGGCTTCTGCACCGGAAGGCGATGACGGGCGCACCTCTGATACTGTCGATGATGCCCCCGCGTTTAGCGCCACTCTTCCCGCATGGCGCAAAATCGCCGTTGCCAGACGGTCGGAAATAATCCCGCGGCGAGCCCATGAACTGAAATGGCTCGCCCTGTCCTGTGACGTCCAGGTGGCTGAGCTGTCACGCCATTTCGAACCGTAATATCCGATACCCGGAATGTCCGGGTCTTCTTCCGGTTTGTTCGTCGGCACATTCACCCCGTTCTCATCCGTCATGAACGGTACGAAATGGATATTCTTTTCCGTTTTGTTTTTGTAGCTGCCGTACACCGTCTGGTACGAGGATTCGTTCTTCTGCTTCCAGAAATACGTCGTGTCCCCGCATATCCAGGGAACACCGTCAGCAGAGCCACCGACGCACTGACCTGCCATATCCGCCAGGTCTGCACGGAATTTATCAACCAGCGCACCAAACTGTGCTGCGTGATTTGCCGGCGTACCGCCAAAATCAAATTCCCCCTGCATCCACACCACGGCAAACAGCACATTTTTCGGATTCTTCTTCAGTGCTGCTTTTGTTCGACCGATAAGGTCCCTATACAACGGCTTGTCCACACCCCAGCGGGTTGAATTCTCCGAGGCACCGCCAGCGTCACTGTATGTGCCATCGGCTCCGGTGGTGAACGCTGAACCACCACGACAGCACGGAACCAGCAGAATGCCCGCATTCGCCGGTATAAACGGCAGCAGTTTTTTGGCAATATGCAGCCCCTGCCCCACGGTACCGTACTGCCCCTTTGACAGGTCCGCTTTCGGATGGTTAAGGCGGCTCATGTCCTGCACATCATGCAGACAATGGTCCGCCGGAATGATGTCGTTATACTTACAGGCGGCACCGCCCGGTGTCACCGTACTGCGACGCGCCAGCTGCTTAATGCGCGGGTCCGGACGGTCATATGTCTCCGGCAGCGGAAGGCCTTCACCATATGCCATGCTGTTTGACTGCCCCGCCAGAACCACAACAAAGTAATACTCCGGGTCTCTGGTGGCGCTGATTACTGTGCCTTCTCCATCCGACGGCTTCACCACAACAGGTGTGCTCACATCACCTTCTGCGACAATCGCCTGAATAAGTGCTGCGCCATCATCCGTATACGAAGAAAACGGCCCGCCGTATGGCTGCCATCCTTCACGAATTTTTTGAGCAAGCGCATCCGCAAGGTCTGACGGCGACGCCGCCCTGACCACGTCATAGTGTTTAAATGCCATGAATCCTCCCGGCCGGGATAATGTTGTGAGTCAGATAAGGGGCGGGCTGAAGTCCGGAAGTTACAGGACAATGACAGAAGGAAGACTACAGCCCGCAATACGAAAAAGGCCGCGCAGTTGCGCAGCCTTATAAACCCTGGTTAAAATCCACACGATAAAAATGACAATGCAAGTATCTCATGCTGTTGCCCGAACCTACTCGGGCTTTTTTTGCATGTAAAAAGGCTCCTGCGATGAGGAGCCTGGATATATGCCTAATCTCTGTATACAGCATGATGCCGGGTGCCTCCCGGTGAATTCTGCAATGACCAGACAGAATCCGCAACTTGCCTATACAATACGCAACCAAACATCTGTCATTATGCCCCGCCGCCCAGGGGGATTCATCATGCAGGATTTTTTTAACAAACGCTCAGCATGTCAGGCAACAGTCGACTACCTGAATTGTGAGGCATTTAACATTTCACTGTCCGGTGTCTTTCCTGTAATAAAAAGCCCGCAAAAGAGAGTCAGGGCAGATAAGTGTGGTGTGGCGCGTTGTACTGGATTCGAACCAGTGACCGATTGCTTAGAAGGCAATTGCTCTGTCCGGCTGAGCTAACAACGCATGATGCTGATAATGGACCGCCATCGGGGACTTGAACCCCGCACAGCCAGCTTCGAAGGCTGACGCTCTATCCCGATGAGCTAATGGCGGTATGTGATATGGTGGCCCTTGCTGGATTTGAACCAGCGACCTGGCGATTATGAGTCGCTCGCTCTCACCACTGAGCTAAAGGGCCGGGCGCAGGATAATAACGGTACGTAACTAATCCTGCAATATCATCCGTTCTGACTGACTAAATCCTGAACTTCCCTGACCGTCTGCTCAAAACGTTCAGTCTCCAGCTCAACGCCAATTGCACGACGCCCCAGCGACATTGCTGCTTTGACGCTACAGACATAAAAAAGCCAGCCACTGGGGGAGGCTGGCAAACTCGTAGAGCAAAATGCTGTTACGCAAACTTCGTTACAGGGTCATCCTGCAATACAAAAAATACACAATATTTAGAAAACTAATAGTGCCATGTGCAATTTTTAAGATTTTGTTATTAATTGTGGTCGCACCTTCCTTTCTGTGTACTTTCCGTATAGCTCACAGGATTCTGGGTACAAAAAAACCCGCGCATCGGCGGGTTCTTAAATCTTATCAACGGTAGACATACAAAGCCCATCGTTGGGAAAATCTTATCCATATTTTTTGAAAAATGCAAGCATCATGTCGTCATCTTCGGCGAAAACCATTTATCTTGTCACCTTTCTCAATTGTATCTCTGCATATGCTTCTTCCTGCCAGCACTTTGTAACCAGTTTATCAATGACATCTGCATATCCTTTGTACCACTGATAATCCGTCAGGTCTGGTACCAGCTTCTGGACATGAAGCCGCGCCAGTGTGGTTGGTAAACGGCTAAACCGGTTTCCATTGCAACGCCCACAAACCTTATAAACAGGCGTGCCATGAAGCCGGGTTCTTTTTTCATCCAGGACAATACCTTTACCCTTGCACCCTCTGCATGCTGTGCTGACTTCTCCCTTACCATGACAATGCTGACATAGTTCCTTCACCCACTCTTCCTTAATAACAGATTCCCCTCTTCTGGAGTGTTTCACCACCTCGCGCAATACATTATGAAATCCAGTACCAGCACAATGCTCACAGCGAGCCTTACTTGCCGCAGACCTGGAATAATCAGCAAAGGCAAAATTCACAAGGTAAGGAATGATCTGTAGCCGGGTTTCTTCACTCAATTTATTCAATGTCGGGTTATCCAGTGCCATCGCGTAATTGAGCAGACCTTCAATCGCAAACTGAGGATCCTGAACACCAACTTTTGCCAGGAATAAAGCAAACCCAAGCGGTGCTTTTGACTGCACCATCCCCTGCGCAGCCATCACATCCGTAATTGTTAAACCACCAGAGCCTGTCGCCGGTGCGTCATCGCTCAGTTTTGGAGATTTCGGGGAGTAATATTTCGGTAAGGCTTCAAGGTTCATGCTCGTTCTCCACTTACGCCAGTACGCCAATTGCCAGCGCACGATCGATAAAACGAAATATCAGCTCCAGCTGAGAGCCATACTTCTCTTCAAATGCCACGGTATCCGCATGCAGCTCGTCGTGATGCTTTCTGCACAAAGGCAACACAAA